CCTTCCCTTATATTTCAAAACATATTCTCAAGATGTACATAAAATTCAAGCTGCTACTTTATGGGCTTGCTTCGTTGATGAAGAGATGCCTGAAGATATGTACGATGAAGTTCGTTTAAGATTATTGGCCAACGATGGTTATTTCAATATGGTGTTTACCGCAACAAAGGGTCAAGCACTTTGGTATAGAGCACTTGAGAGAATAGGGAAGAAAGATGAAGCGTTTAAGGATGCGTTTAAAATACACGCTACTATGTATGATTGTTTGGAATATGAGGATGGAGATAGGAATACTCCGTGGAGTAAAGAGAAGATTCAAATTGCGATCAATAACTGTTCCACCGAAAATGAAGTTAAGAAACGTATCTATGGAAGGTTCGTTATGGATGAAGGACTCAAGTATCCTTCGTTTAACATGGCTAATAATGTGGTTAAGCCTTATGCTATTCCCAAAGATTGGCATATCTATACTGGAGTGGACATCGGTTCAGGTGGAAAAACGGGCCATCCAGGAGCGATTGTGTTTATCGCAGTTAGACCCGACTATAAAAAGGGAGCTGTATTCAAAGGATGGAGAGGGAACAAAGTAGATGTTACCACTTCAGAAGATATTTTAAATAAGTACCGTCAATTGAGAGGGGGGATGCGTCCTGTTCTTCAGTGTTACGATTGGCAAGCAAAAGACTTCTTTACATACGCTTCCAGATTAGGTGAAGCTTTTACTCCAGCGGAGAAAGGTCATGAGATTGGAGAAGATATTCTCAACACTCTTTTTAAAGGGAGAATGTTGGATATTTTTGAAAGTGAAGAATTAGAAGATCTTCCAATTGAATTAATTGGCCTTACGAAAAAAGCTAAGAAAGAAAATGCTCGTGATGATTATATAGATGCCATGAGATACGCATCTACAAAAATTCCCTGGAATTATGAAGCGTTAGATGAGCTTTACTTTGAAAAAGAAGAAGTGGTTAAGATTGAAGAAAAAGATGAGATAGAAGAAAGAAGAACCATGATGGAAGATAATAGTGAGGACATTTTTGATGTCCAGGGTGAAATAGATTACTGGAATGACATTTATGACGACTAAAAGTTTGAATCTTAAGGAAATTTGTAGCATAATCAAAGTATGCGCTCGAAACGGAGTGTCCGAGTTAGAATATCGGGAACTCAAGGTGGTTTTTAAAACCAAAGAATCTACCGTGAATGATGGTGCTGTTACACAAACCAGTGTGGCTGAAAATTTCCCAGGACATTTAGAAGATGATGATGAAGTAGCTCCCGCTCCAGAAGAAGTGGTCAGAGAAGAAGAGTTACGGATCAAGGAACTTGAATTAGCTAATATGCCAGTTGAAGATCCATCTCATTATGAAGAATTATTGGCCACAGGGAAATTAGACGAAACAATAAACGACATTATTGATGAGGACTAATTATGCCAAATAAAAACGCAGCTGACCTTGATAGACTTTACCGTGCTGCAGATAGCACAGATGATAAGCTTTTTTCAGAGATGAGATCTAATGTCCTTCTCGTTTCAGGTGACCACTACAATCGTAGGGGTTCTAAGTTTTGGAACAGAATCAGATCTTCTAAAGAGATAACAGATCATCAAAAACTGCGTTTAACAAAAAACCATGTCCAGAAAATTTGTAATGTCTACGCTGGTAACATTGTAGCTGACACCCCGAACGCTTTACCCACTCCTAATAATCCAGATGAAATTCAAGATCAGAAAACAGCTGAACTTAATAAGTCAGTTTGGGATCATACTAAGAAGCAATTAAAATTTAGACAAAAGGTTAGAACATTTGCTGATAACCTTATTCAATTTGGTGAATGTCATGCAAAAGTTTTTTGGGATGCTAACAAAGGTGAAATCGTTGGCTACGCTCAGTTGGAAGTGGATGGTGAACCTCAGTATGGTGAAGATGGTAGTGAAACTGCTAATGAAAATGCCCCCATATACTCTGGACAACTATCCGTTGAAGAAGTATATGCCTTCAATCTTTTACGAGATCCTTCTGCTCAGTCTCTTTTTGAAAGTCCTTACTATATTGTAAGGAAGATGGCCGATAAGAAAGATGTCAAGATGATGGTTAAGAGTGAAGAAGAGTGGAAGAAGATCTGTGATGATTCTGAAGAATCTTATCTTGTTTTTGACGGTGATAAATCTAATTATGAAGTAGAAAAATCTAAGATCATGATTAGAGAACATTATTACAAGCCATGTATGACTTACCCTAATGGGTACTTCTACATTTGTACTCGTGACATTATTTTAGCTGAAGGTGAATTGCCCTTTGGTATATGGCCTTTTGCTAGTGCTGGATTTAATAAAATTCCAACGTCACCCCGATACAGATCTCCTATTAAACAGATGCGACCTTATCAGATAGAAATCAATAGAGCTGCTAGTGCTATCGCTACTGCACAGGTAACTTTGGGTGATGATAAGTTAATTATGCTTAATGGATCTAAAATGTCCATGAACTCTAAGCTTCCTGGAGTTAGAGGCATTAACGTGACTTCAGGAATGGCACCAACAATTCTCCCTGGTAGGGGTGGTGAACAATATCTTCCTTATATGCAATCACAAATTGATGAGCTTTATAAAGTGATGGAAGTTTACGATGATGTTGATGACAATGCTCAGTTTGATGCTTATGCCACTCTTTATAAGTCAGCAAGAAACAAGAAAAAATTCAGAAAATATCGTGAAGAGTTTGAAGAATTTGTGTGTGAGATCTGTGAGATCTCTCTTAAACTAATGAGGCATTACCTGGAAGAGTACCACTTAGTTCCAATGATTGGAAAAAGTGAGTATGTTAATATCCAGGAGTTCAAGCACTCAGAACCTAATAGATACAGAATTAAAATTGAAGCTGTGTCCGATGACATTGATACAATGCTTGGTAAGCAGATTTCAATTAACCACACCCTTCAATATGTTGGTAAGACTCTCGATAAAACAGACATTGGCCGTATGGTTAAGGCCATGCCATTCATGAATTATGATGAGTCTTTTGGTGATCTTACTATTGATTATGATATGAGTAAGAATGATATGCTTGCAATGGAGCGTGGGGAACAACCTCAAGTCCATAAGAACTCGAATCATCCTTACTTAATTAAACAAGCCATTAATAGAACTAAAAAAGCTGACTTTAGATTTTTACCACCACAAGTTCAGCAATTATATCAAATGTACATTCAACAACTTCAGCAAATGGAGTCAATGGTTCAGCAAGAAGCTCTTAGAGCACAGCAAGGTTTAATTCCTACTGGTGGAGCATTAGTTACCGTGGATTACTACAGAACTAATGATGAGGGGAAAACTAAGAGAGCTAAACTTCCTTATGAAACTTTACAGTGGATTGAGAAGCAGTTGAACGCTCAAGGTGTGAACCTGGATAGACTTGAAGAAATGGATGAACAAACTAGAAGTGAGATTTTACAACAAGCAATGCAAGGACTACAAAACCAGCAATTTTAAAAAATAATTGGCCACATTAACCTGCACTAAAGGAGTAGATATGCCACCTATCAAGACATTGGATGACTTAAAAAAATTAGCTGAAGAAGCTGAAGAAAATCACCCATTACATGAACCAGAAGTACCTGAAGAAGATCCCGCTCCAGAACCGAACCCTGAAGTAGATCCAGAAGTAGCAGCTGTTCAAACAGCTGGTGATGACCCCGCTCCAGAATTGGAAGCTGAACCAGTTGATGATGTTCACGTTGACCCCGCTCCAGAAGGAGATGATGTCACTCCACCTACTGAAGATGATGTCACTCCACCTACTGAAGATCTTTATCAGATGGATAGAAAGTACACATCTTTAAAGCAAGAATATGAAATTCCAGAATGGGCCGCTTCGGGTGTTAAGAATGAAGAACAGGCTAAAGAGCTTAAAGAAGTTTATGTGAAAGCTCAAGGTGTTGATTTTCTTAACGAGAAGAATGAAAAATTAGTAACTGAAAGAGACTCTTTAAAGAATGATTTTGAAAGTGCTAACAGTACACTCAAGTATTTAGATCACTTGGTTAATACAAAAGATTTTGAAAATATTCAAAAGATGGCCAGGATCT